TTTCTCTTTCTGATTTGATTGGGTGTCGGGGCGGCGTGGTTGCCGCCCCGTGGTGGTTAGCCGATGGTCTTGGCGAGGTTTGCCAAGCCGGTTGTCAGATCATCCAGATCGATCGAACATTCGAATTCATCCGCTTTCTGGATGCGCTTGATTGCATCGTTCAGCAATTCGCGAACCTTGGTTTCAACCGACACCGTGCGCGTGTCCGGGCCAGTCTTGCCCGATGCAACCTCGGCCTCGATATCCTCGCGGCGTTTCAGCTGGGTCTTGATGTCGCCGATCACCGCATTGGCTTGGCGCATCCAATATGCGCGGGGCTGGCCGTTGACTGTCTTATCGCCTGCGGCCTTGGCGCTCATTTCCATCATGGCTTGCGCCGCTTTCGGGAAACCCGAATTGATGGTGGCTTTCAAGAACGACCAGCTTTCCTCGCTGGCCTCGCTGCCCTCTGATTTGGGGCTGATACAATGTGCGCTGGTCCAGCCAGCTGCGCGCAAGATGTCGGTGCGCTTGGTCCGCGCCAAGTCTGTCTTGACTGTAGTTGCCGCCCAATCGCGAACCGCGGTTTCAATTTCAGTATTGATTGTGAGAGTAGAATTAGTCATGGTATGTTCCTTTCAAGAACAGAGTTAATCAATCCCGTTGCGAGTGTGTCGCCCCGTTTGATGTAACCCTTATACTTGTTTTGGTGTGTCTTGTCTCGCAAGTGTATTGCCATATTGTAGTGAATCACTACTTTTCTTGCCATATCGTGACCCCACCTATCCCCCACCCCCCTACACACCCGCGTGTCGCGCATCTCTTATAATACTATTCTGTACAAATATTTTACGATTCCTCAAAAACGGACCCCCCTACCCAGCTTTTTTGATACCCGTGACCACCCCACCCCCTCATATATAGAAATCGGCAAAGTACAGCCGGATTGAAATACCCCAAAAAATTTTGTACACTGCACCAAACGAGGGCGAGACATGACAATACATATCGAACCGGAGCGCGGAGTACCGACCCGCAAAGCCCCGGATATGAAAGACCTTGCAACTAAGACATCAGCCGCTGCAAAAACGGTAGAATACTTGCATGCCAATGGGTTAGAGGTCGAAGCCAACAACGAGGACAAGGATATCGCTGCTGCTCTGGCGGTATCTTATGCTGAGAATCCTCACAAGACGTCTAAGGCTGCAACGCCGAAACGGGTGGCCCAGCTGACTCCGGCAACCCTGCTGTTGACAGATAGAATCCTGAAGGATTTCGGGCACTCTGTGGTAAAAAGTGCAGCGCAAGTGCGCCATATGGTGACAAATAAGCTCATCGAAGAGACAGAAAATCCTGATCCGCGCATACGCATACGTGCGTTGGAGCTGTTGGGTAAGATATCAGACGTTGGGTTGTTCGCGGAGAAGTCCGAGGTGACTATAACGCACCAGACATCGGATGACTTGAAGGACAAATTGCGCGAAAAGCTCGCTAGATTGGTAAACCCAGAGCCTGAGATCGAGGATGCCATAGTAATTGATGGTGATACCATCGACGTGGACAAGGAGTTGGGGCTCGATGTCGATTAATCTGTCCTCTCTTGCGAAGGATATGGACTTCTCGCAGGAGGATATACAGCACATACTGGACAATTTGGACTCGTTTAGCCCTGAAGAGCTGTCCGAGATCGACTCAATCGTGGGGGAATTGTCCTCTCGGGAGGGTAACAAGGCTGCGTACGACGATCTCATTGAGTTCTGCAAGCGGATGCAGCCAGATTACAAGGTTGGGCGGCACCACAGAATCCTCGCAAACATGCTAATGGCGGTCGAGCGTGGCCCCACAGCTGAGGATGGCAAGGACAGGGTGTGCGTGAACATCCCACCACGCCACGGCAAGTCTCAACTTGTGTCAATATTCTACCCAGCTTGGTTTTTAGGGCGTAATCCCGACAAAAAAGTGATGATGGTGTCCCACACAACTGACCTAGCGGTGGACTTTGGGCGTAAAGTACGTAATCTTATTGCCTTAGATGACTATAAAACGATATTTCCCGAGGTTTCTCTCGCGGTGGACAGTAAGTCAGCGGGGAGATGGAACACCAACTTTGGTGGTGAGTACTTCGCGTGTGGTATCGGTTCTGCCTTGGCTGGGCGCGGTGCTGATCTGTTGCTTGTGGATGACCCACACTCTGAACAAGACGTCATCAACGGAAACTTTTCTGTCTTCGAAAAGGCCTACGAGTGGTTCACCTTCGGTGCTCGAACCCGATTAATGCCCGGCGGGCGCGTGGCCATCGTGCAAACCAGATGGCATATGGATGACCTGACAGGGCGCGTGACAGCCGATATGGTCAAGAACGAGATGGCCGATCAGTACGAAATCGTTGAATTTCCAGCAATTTTAGACTCCGAGGACGAGAACGGCAAGCCTGTACAGAAACCTCTGTGGCCTGAGTTTTTCGATCTGGCGGCGCTGGAGCGTACCAAGGCCTCGATGCCCGCGTTCCAGTGGAACTCGCAGTATCAACAGCAGCCGACGTCAGAAGAAGCCTCAATCGTGAAGCGGGAGTGGTGGAACATCTGGGAGAGCGACCGGATGCCCGTCGCCGAGTATATCATCATGTCCCTCGATGCTGCGGCAGAGAAACACAACCGCGCCGATTACACCGCACTTACCACGTGGGGCGTGTTCTTTCACGAGGAGACAAGTTCACACAACATCATCCTGCTTGACAGCATAAAAGAGCGGCTGGAGTTCCCTGAGCTGAAAGAGTTGGCCATGGACCATTATAATCACTGGGAGCCTGACGCGTTTATAGTGGAGAAGAAGAGTTCTGGCGTGGCACTCTACCAAGAAATGCGGCGTATGGGCTTGCCCGTGACTGAATATACCCCCCATAGGGGCACTGGTGACAAGCTCGCGCGCCTAAACTCTGTGTCCGATATTATCTCCTCGGGTATGGTCTGGGTACCAGCGACACGCTGGGCAGACGAGCTGGTAGAAGAGGTGGCGGGGTTTCCGTTCATGTCAAACGATGACTTGGTCGATAGCACGGTGATGGCGCTACTGCGGTTTCGTCAGGGTGGGTTTATCCGTCTCCCAACAGACATGGAAGACGATGACTCGTACCTACACCGCAGGGCGGCGTATTATTGACGGGAGTGACATACATGTACAGGTGTAGTATGTCTACTTACAGGACGTTGGTAGCGTCCGTGGGGGCACTTCGCATCGGCACTCCCTCGTTCGTCGTGCCCTCACTCCACAATGTGGGCTTTCTATTTTGGCACTATATCTGCTATAGTGCGTTCAAACGCTCAGAATGAGGCATATTATGGCAGTCGAAAAATCTATGGAACCCAGCGACATTCTCCTAGAAGTGGATGACATGGCCCCTGATCTCGCCATTGTAGTTGAAGAACCCGAGGCGGTTGAAGTTGTTATGGACGATGGGTCTGTTGTCGTTGAGTTTGGCGACAACGCCGAAATGGATGAAGAAGTTTCTCACGATTCTAACCTTGCCGAGTTCATCGACGACGCCGAGCTAGAAAGTGTAGCAAGTGAACTGATTGACCATTTTGCTTCGGATCGTGAATCTCGTGGTGAGTGGGCCAGCGCCTATATCAAGGGCATGGACTTGCTCGGTATGAAGGTTGAGGAGCGCACTGAGCCATGGAACGGTGCTTCTGGGGTGTATCACCCTATGATGACCGAAGCAGTGGTTAAATTCCAAGCACAGGCGATGGGAGAGCTACTCCCTGCGGCAGGGCCAGTACGTAGTAAGATTGTTGGTAAGCTAACGACTGAGAAGTTTGAGCAGGCCCAGCGCGTAGAGACTGAACTCAACTACCTCATCACTGAGAAAATGCCCGACTATCGTGACGAGATGGAGCAGATGCTCTTTAAACTGCCAATGGCGGGCTCCGCGTTCAAGAAAATATACTTTGATCCGATTTCAGAGCGCCCTGTGTCCCAGTTCGTTCCCGCAGAAGACCTAGTCGTGTCTTATGGGGCGTCAAATTTGCGAACTGCGCCAAGATTTACACACGTTATGAAGAAGACACCTGAAGAAGTACTAAAACTTCAGGTAAATGGGTTCTATCGTGACGTCGAACTCCCCGAAGCGACCAGAGACATCACCGACATCGAAGAAAAGTACAACGAACTAGAGGGTTCCGAGCCCACTTTCTCTGATGATCCACGGCATACCATTTTAGAGATGCACGTGGACTTGAATCTGCCTGAGCCTTTTGATGACGTGGACGGCGTTGCTCTCCCATACGTGGTGACAATCGACAAGTCTTCTAGCATCGTTTTGGCTATCCGCCGCAATTGGTATGAAGACGACAGTAAACGCGAGAAGCGTATGCACGTCGTACATTACCCCTATTTGCCCGGTATGGGCTTTTACGGCACGGGTCTCATCCATACACTCGGTGGCCTTACTAAGTCTGCCACCTCCATCATGCGTCAGCTTATTGACGCCGGTACGCTGTCTAATCTCCCAGCTGGCTTTAAAGCCCGGGGCATGCGTATCACCGGAGATACTACGCCCATTATGCCCGGCGAGTGGAGGGATGTGGATGTACCTGCTGGCGCGATTAAAGAAAATATCGTACCGCTACCTTACAAAGAACCATCGAGTGTACTCTACAGCCTACTAGGGAACGTCGTAGACGAGGGAAGACGCATAGGAGCAGTAGGTGACATCCAAGTGGGCGACATCAACGCTCAGGCTCCTGTAGGGACGACTCTGGCGCTTATGGAGCGATCTATGCAGGTGATGTCGGGTATCCAAGCCCGCCTACACGCAGCAATGAAGCAAGAGCTTCGCATCTTGGCACGCATTGTGCATGACTACATGCCCGCTGAGTACGCCTACGAGATGGATGAACCTGCAGACCGCATCTCCGACTTCGATGGTCGTGTGGACGTTATTCCGGTGTCTGACCCCAACGCAGCTACAATGGCCCAGCGTATTATGCAGTATCAAGCTGCGCTACAGTTGGCTCAACAAGCCCCACAAATGTACGACATGGGCAAACTGCACCGTCAAATGCTTGAAGTTCTGGGGATCAAAGATGCCGACGACATCATCAAGTTGCCCGACGACATCAAGCCTGCTGACCCAGTTACAGAGAATATGGCTATTCTCAAGCAAGAGCCAGTAAAACCCTTTGCTTATCAGGATCACGAGGCGCACATACAGACACATATGATGGCGATGCAAGACCCTAAAATATTGCAGATCGTAGGGCAATCTCCATTCGCAAGCGCAATTCAGGCTGCTATGATGTCCCACATTACAGAGCACGTCGCCCTGCAGTATCGCGTAGAGATACAGAAACAACTTGGTGTGGAACTCCCAGACCCAGAAGCACCGTTGCCAGAAGATATCGAACTTCAAGTATCTCGTCTGGCTGCACAGGCCGCGGAGAAACTGTTCCAGAAGGACCAAGCCGAAGCAGCTGCAGAACAGGCAGCTGCGCAGCAGGCTGACCCCCTCACTCAGATTCAGCAGCGTGAGCTAATGATTAAAGAGACTGAGCTGAAGCACAAAATCGAGATGGACAAGCTGAAGGTGAATATCGACGCTTTGTCTAAGCAAGAGAACGCTAGACTACAGCAGGAGCGTATTACCTCTGAGGAAGAGAAAGAGGCGGCGCGCATTGCGGTCAAGGTTGCAGAGCTTGAAACAGACCAGAAAGAGTCAGCAGTTCGTCTGGCTATGGAAGTCGCAGAAAGAGTAGACCTAGATGGCTGATAGTATATTCCATACAATGCTAACACGACTCGACGAAAGTCGCACCGCAATAGCGGAACACCTCGCCGAAGGCGGCGCAAAGGACCAAGAAACTTACTGGAGGCTCGTTGGGAAGTACGAGGCGCTTACTATTATACGTGGTGACGTTAAAGACATCGAGCAAAGATATGTTGATGATTGATGACCATACGTGTAGATATACGACATAACGTGGAATAACCCACGCAAAGGGCGCTGTGAGCCTTTAATCACTGCAGGAGACTAAAATGTACGCTACCGACAAAGTCGATGACGAGCAATTACTGGCAAAGCTGCCAGAGCCCAAGGGCTACAAAATTCTCATCGCGATACCGGAACTTGATGGAAAGACAGAGGGCGGCGTTTATATGCCGGACTCACTAACTAAGATGGAAGAGACCGCTACCATCATTGGTTATGTCATAAGTGTAGGTGCTGAAGCCTATACTGACAAAGAGCGGTTCCCTAATGGGCCTTGGTGCGAAGAAGGTGATTTTATTATCTTTCGATCGTATTCGGGAACGCGTTTTAAATTACATAACAAAGAGTTCCGCATTATCAACGATGATACTGTCGAAGCCGTAGTTGAAGACCCACGGGGGTATAGCAGAGTATGAGTGAAGAACTAGAACAAGTCGTCGAGGAAGACGCAATCGAGGTAGAGCTGTCCGATGACAGCGAGATCGAAGTAGAAATCGCAGACGATACTCCCGAAGAGGATAAGGGTCGTCCGCGCCGCGCGCCTGATGCTGAAGCGGATATCCCAGAAGATGACGATCTTGAAAAGCACAGCGACTCGGTACAGAAGCGTATCAAGAAGCTGAAGTTCGAGTTTCACGAAGAGCGTCGTCGCAAGGAAGAGGCCGAACGCGAGCGCGAAGCCGCTGTTAATTATGCTGAATCTCAGAAGAAAGAGGCCGAGCGCCTCCGTAAAAACCTATCTGAGGGCGAAGGCGTATTGGTCAATGAGGCCAAGGCACGTGTGGCGTCAGAGCTTAACAGTGCAAAGCGGGCCTACAAAGAGGCTTATGAGGCTGGGGATTCCGATGCTGTGCTTGAAGCGCAGATGGCGTTGTCTAAACTACAGCTTGAAGCCGATCGGGTAGAGAACTGGAAACCGGCAAAACAAGCTGTGCAGGATCAGTCCGAAGTCCCAGCTCCGCAATCCGCGCCTAGAGTTCCTAAACCGGACGCCAAAGCCCAACAGTGGGTCGCTGAGAACGATTGGTTTCAGAAGGATACGGGCATGACACGGTACGCTATGCTCGTACATGAAGAACTATTAGAGTCTGGCGTTGATTCTACGTCAGATGTGTACTATGATAAGATAAATGAGGCCATGCGGTCTCGTTACCCAGATCGCTTTGCAGACGTGGAACCCGAGGTTCGACAACCACAACGTAAGGCTGGCTCCGTGGTGGCCCCGGGCGGTAGAAATACCGCTGCACCACGCAACAAAGTTGTCATCTCCTCATCGGAGGCCGCAATCGCCAAGCGCCTCGGATTATCCGTCAAGGAATATGCGGCGCAAAAGCTAAAGGATATGCAAAATGGCTGATCGTAAACCACGCACAACGGAAACCCGTGAAATGGGCGAACGTCGCAAACCTTGGAAGCGTTCGTCAATGCTGCCTACCCCCGAACCACGTGACGGGCTTTCCTTCCGTTGGATTCGCACATCTACTTTGGGTAATGCAGATATGACAAACGTATCTGGGCGGTTTCGTGATGGCTATGTGCCTGTAAAGGCAGTGGATTATCCTGAGCTACACATCATGTCAGATATTGATTCTCGCTTTAAGGACAATATCGAAGTTGGTGGGTTATTGCTTTGCGCTATCCCGACCGAGCTACGAGACGACCGCATCTATGGCCAACTTGAGTCTGCACAAAATCAGGCTGAAGCTGTCGATAGGAACTACATGCGTGAGTCTGATCCGCGTATGCCTATGCTCAGACCAGAGCGTAGTTCGCGGTAATCATCTGGTAAGGGGCGGCTGCTCTTTACTGTTATAGTAAATGAATCTGGAGGAAGAGCATTATGGCTACTACAGCTGCTCCCTACGGCCTAAAGCCGGTAAAACGTGCCGACGGTATGGCCTACGCTGGGGCGACATCCCAGTACCTGATCGACCCTGCTGGAGAAGGCACAAACCTTTTCTACGGTCAAGTCGTTCATATCGGTGCCGATGGTTACATCGCACTATCAACTGCAACAGGTGCCGACGGCACAACTAACGCATTCCCAACAGGTACAACCTTAACTGGTTCGCTTGGTGTGTTTGTAGGTTGTGAGTACGAAAACGATCAAGGTCAGACGACCTTCTCGCAGTACTACCCATCTGGCGCAATCAACGCGAAAGCCTTGGTTGTAGACGATCCAAACGTACTGTTCCAAGTACAAGCAGATGGCGCTATGGACCAGTCTGACATTGGTGCGAACACTTTCTTCGCAGCTGCTCAGTCTACATCTACTGGCAACACTGCTACTGGTAACTCCACAAGTGCCGTTGATGCGACAACTGTGACTACCACCGCCGCCTTCCGTATCGTGTCCGCAGTATCTCCAATTGGCGATGCGTTCCCTGATCTGTTGGTTAAACTTAACCCCGGCTACAGCAGCATGACTAACGCTGTTGGCCTGTAAGGAGGGATAAAACATGGCTATCTCACGCGCACAGGCGCTTAAAGAACTACTTCCCGGCCTCAACGCCCTTTTTGGTCTTGAGTACGGCAAGTACGAAAACGAACATGAAGACATCTATGAGACAGAAACTTCGGAGCGTAGCTTTGAAGAGGAAGTCAAACTGTCTGGTTTCGGTGCAGCACCAACAAAAGCTGAAGGTTCTTCTATTGCATATGACAATGCGCAAGAAGCGTTTACAGCTCGCTACACCCACGAGACAATTGCTATGGGTTTCGCCATCACTGAAGAAGCGATGGAAGACAACCTGTACGATTCGTTGTCCTCACGTTACACAAAAGCCTTGGCTCGCGCCATGGCCTACACCAAGCAGGTTAAAGCTGCTTCATTGCTCAACACGGGCTTTGACACTTTCCAGTCTGGTGACGGTGTAACA